CAAACTTTCCAGTATTCTTCTCCATAACAACCCACTTCAGTTCCCTACCAGGGATACTGTCTTCGATCACATGGGAAGCAACGACTCCAAGAAGTTCCGAAAAGTAATCATTGTCAAGACCACCAGGGCCAACAGGAATAATCTGAAAGTCCATGTCTTCTGGAGACATAGAAAAGTCAGAAAAGAAAGCATCCTCCAGTTTCTCATCAAAGAGAGTTGGGGTGATATTATTCACCCTGTCCATCTTTACAGAACGGAAGTAGTTCTCAATCTGATCAATATCTTGGAAGTATACGATAAACTGGTCAGCTGCCCAGATCGCATCTTCAGGAGTCAATTTCATCATACAAAAGTCACAATCATAACGACACGTCTTTTTGTCTTAGACGGTTGAAGGCAGTGCCACTCTGCTCCAAATGATATTATATCATCTTCTTGAGGAGAATGGTGAACTCCATCTACTATAGTATCTCCACCAGCATCAGTGAAGTAAACTAAAATATTTTTATGGTCAATATACAGATGATCAAGATGTGGAATTGTTGTTCCGCTACCAGGATCCATAGCATTGATATTTACTCTTAAGATAGACTTAATAGCAACTTCGTTTCTCCAGCCATTAGCATCACCAAGATCTTGCAGAAATGGTTCAACACACTCTTTCCACAATGGCGACGTTACCTCTGGAACAAAAGATCCAACTGGAGGCCTAGATTTATCCCAATCCAAGGGTCTTTGTACCACACAATGCCCATAAAAAGGTAGGTTTGCATATCCATCTTCAGAATTGGCTTTGCCATTCATCTGAGTTGAATCTTCAAAGTAATACCAACTAATCTTTGAACCCAATACATGATCTTTCAGTTTGTAATATGACTGAGATTTTGGATTTTTAAGTTTAGTTATTGTCATCTATTTAAAGGAGCATGTGTTTCTAGACTGGAAATTGCACCGAAAAAAGTAAGGTTTAAACGAGGTCTACCAATAGTTTTTGTACCAAATGTTTTTATGCCGTGCCATGTCTTAGAATTGAATAGAACAAGTCTATTATAAACAGCATCAACTTTAATCGTCTCTACAAATTGTTCATGATACTCATCATAAGCTTGCGCGAAGATTTCATCTGGAATATCTTTACCCAAGTTAAAAGTTTGTTCTATGTCATACTCGTGCATGGACTTGCAAACATACCCTTTCTTTAAACTGTATATGGATGTACCAGTATCAGGTTCAGGATCTTTGTTTAGATAAACAACTCCGCCAAACTGTGTTACTCCATCACGATGCACCCATCCTCTATTTTTTTGGTGATATTGATCATCATGAACTGCATATACTTTTTGAAAGGATGTGGTTATCTTACTGTTAAGATCAGCCCCATGATAAAAAAGTTTTGTAATTTCTTCACATATGTAACTATGCATCCTTGGATCATTATTGCCAATCATGGTCGTTCTAAATCCAGGATATCGCCCATCATTAGGAGTATAATCTAATGTTTCTGCATATTCAACTATATGATCTGGATCTTCGAAGAAGTTATCTACAATAGTTACGGGATACATTAGTTGAACTTGCACTCCACCATAATTTCAGTCAGCGCAGCAAGAAGATTAATTTCTTGATCTGCCGCGAAAGCCATTTGATACTGGTACTTTGCCACAATAAGAACCGCTGCAGCAAGACTAGGGCCATCAACAGCGGTAGTAAGACCATCATAGACGCGCCTAAGAAGAGGGCCTGGATCATTATCAAGATTAGACACAACCCACTTACGAACAGCAGTAAAGTCTTTACTAGCAAGTTTCTTAATAAGGTCATCGACGGACGCATCTGAGAAGGACGCGAGGATGCCAGAGTCAATTTTTCCAACACTCGCGTATCGTTGACATTCATTTAAGACTCGTCTCCAGTCTGGAAAATGTTTGTTGATAAGTTCCGCAAGTACTCTTTTATCGAATTGGACGCTTTCCGCATCCAAGATGTCCTGTACACGCTGGAAGAAGGATCCTGCCAGTGCGGCTTTTTCTTTCCCTTTGATGTTGAAGTCAACAACGGCACAACGGGAATGAAGGGGTTCAATGATTCGATTCTTGAAGTTGCAGGTGAAGATGAATCGACAGTTCTTAGCAAACTCCTCAATAGACGCCCGTAGGAGGAGTTGTACATCGTTGGTTGTGTTATCCGCCTCATCAATGATGATGACTTTGTGTCGAGCAGTTGACGTAAGTGAGACGGTCGAAGCGAAGTTTTTCGCATGGTTTCTGACAGTATCCAAGAATCGACCTTCGTCGGATCCGTTAATGACATAGAAATCTGCTCCAAGTTGATTGCAAAGTGCCTTAGCAATGGTAGTTTTACCAACACCAGCAGGGCCACTCAAAAGTAGATTGGGAATCTCACCCTTTTCAAGAAATCCAAGGAAAATATCCTTGGTGGATTGAGGCAAAATGCACTCTTCAACAGTCTTAGGTCGATACTTTTCAACCCAAAGAAAATCGCTCATAATTAAATCCAATCAGGTTTACGCTCAGGCAGGCGAATGTAATTATCCTTTGCCCAAGGTTTAGATGCAATATAAAGTTTGTACGCGGTAAACGTATCAATTGTCTGGTCATCCTTAAAGATCGGTGGCATCGCCCGAACAAAAGGGGTTGGGCCTTTACCAGAACGCCCAGCAGGATCTCCAGAAGGAAAGATCTCATTGGCAACTGAGAGAGTATGTAGGCAAGAATGAATCTTGCGATATCGATTGGAATACTCTTCGCACAGTGCCAACCCATGCTGAATCAACCATCTCCAGTTTAGCACAAAACTGCCAGCCCAGATAGTACATGGATGATTGCGAAAAGCACCCTTCTCAGTGCAGTAGGGAGTTCCATCTGCCTTAGGAAGAGTGCCGAAACCTCTACCCCATTTATCAGATGCAATAATAGAAAGCATCTGACAACACTCTAGGGGCATTTTAACAATGTGTTTGTCAGGGAGAACCCTGGCAGAAATAACTGGACTTGGGTCAGTTACGAAAATGTTCACTCTTCAAACTCAAAATCAGGTTCAAGTGCAATGTAGTAACGAACAGCTCCCGAAGAGGTAGACCACTTCGACAGAAGTTTGCGACTAATGATCACATCATAGTCCCCATTGATCAGTTTGATGTTCTCAAGTTTGAAATTGAAAGAAAACTTCTTGTCAGTCTGTCCAACAGGGAAACCGAAATCGTTAGAACTATCGGTTTTTCGATCATGGATCTTGACAACGACCTTCTCACCATCACCAACAATCGAAAGGTCGGGCAAATTCAAAATTGCAGCCGACTGCTTAAGTTTTGTCAGTTGTTGTTGAGTAATGCGGAAAGATACGTCCTCAGTAGGAAGAGAAAGGTTCTTATCGGGGGGAGAAACAATAACCGAAGGATCAGCAAAGAAGTAATTGGTCTTGTTGCGGCCATCAGAAATGGTCACAAACTTATCGTTGCTGAACTTAAGTTCACTGTCCTCAATGCCGTGAACAACCTTAACAAGGTTCAGGAATTGACTCAGATCGTAGATAGCAAAGTCATTGGAGAAATCTTCATCAACATCCGCCTCTGCCAGAATATTCTTCATCACAGAGATGGTACGAAGTTTGCTGCCACTCTTAACGTGAATAGACTGGTTAATCCCAGAGAAATTGTCGAGGATTTCAAAAGTGGTCTTAGAAAGTTTCATAGGTGTCTTTGCGCTCATTGTGAAGTCCAGAGAAGTGATAAAGAAGAATACAATAGTGGATTGCTTTCAGGATGTCAAGTCTTGACTTACCACCCTTCTTGCCGAAACGTGAGAGATATTTGATGGCATTTGACCTGGTAAAAGGCTCAGCATCACCAATACTCTCAATCAAATCCAAGGTTTGAGTCTTAGATTCCTGAGAAGTGTAATGTTGATGATATGTACTAGTAAGATATTGCTCAATCTCTTTCAGGGTTTTGTCTTCTTGGTATTTCCAAAACCCATTTTGGTTTTCATTCATAACGATTGGTAAAGTAAAATTGTCGGGAATGTCTGGGTACATTGAATCAAGATATTCTTTGGGAGGAAGCGGTGTCCACTCATACCCCCCAGTATCTTTAACCCATTTTTCTCCTGTGGCCGTGTAGGCAAAGTCCTCCTTTCCCATGTTCAGTTCATCATAAAGCATACTCCACGAATTCATTCTATCACTCCTCGGTCAAAAGGTCAACATCTGCATCGACTTTATCATAAAGGTCAACAAATGCTTGCTTGGTATCATCATCAAAGCGATTCAGGCAAGTGCGGATTGCTTTGATCTTATCACCAAAGATGGCATAAGCGCGGACAATGTGCACAAGGCGGCGAGTGCTGATCACTTCATCCACACCACCATCATAGAAGGTTTTGCGGATCAGTTGAGCCCAGTCAGCAAGATTCTTGCAGAAAGATTCATCATCACACAAACGGGACAGAATCTTGATCTCTGTCGAAGGATTCGGATACTCCTGCTCAAAAGTCACAGGGAAACGCTCCAAGAATGCTTCGTTGAGAACATTAGTACCGATGAAACGACCGTCATCAGAACCCTTACCCTTGGTGTTAGCGGTAGCAAAAACTTGGAAACCAGGTGCAGGTTTCACATAACGACCAATCTTCTTCAGGAAAACTCCCTTACCTTCAAGGATGGACTGAAGACACAGGATCTTGTTAGATGCAAGGTCAATCTCATCCAGCAGCAGAATAGCACCGCGATTCAGTGCTTGAACCACAGGACCATCGTGCCACACGGTCTCACCGTTGACGAGACGGAAACCACCAATCAGGTCATCCTCGTCGGTCTCAATGGTGATGTTGACACGAATCAACTCACGTCCAGACTGAGCACATGCTTGCTCAACACCGAAAGTCTTGCCATTGCCAGACATACCAGTGATGAACACAGGATAGAACAGGCGAGACTGGATAACTTTCTTCACGTCAGAAAAGTTCCCGAACGGGACAAAAGTATCATCTTTCTGCGGAATAAGGTTCAAGATTTCCCGAGCGGGAATAACCATTTCTTCTAGTTGCTCCCTTGCTTCTTGAATGGTCAGGTTCCACTTGCCACGCTTAACCTTGTACTTTTCAAGGTGACGAGTAACGGTTGGATAAGTAATATCGGTCTGTGCACAATATGCACGAACATCAGCCGCAGTAATCGTGTCACCGTACATATCACGGAGCGATTCAACGACGGAGACAGTGGACACTCGGGACATTGAGAACCTCATTGATTATGTATACATAATACCACGAAAAAAGCGCCCTTTGGGGGCGCAGTGGACGGTTTGCAAATTGTCCTAGGCAATCACCGAGATGAACTTGGACAAGATTTTTTTGTTAGTCTTCTTCCCACCATAGGATTTTTTAAACGATGAGAGAATTTGAGCCTTAGTTGCTTGCTCTGGAACACTGAATTCGGAAGATGATTCCAAAGAACTACAGGACAAACCGATCAACTCATCGTATCCAAGAGTAGAAGAAAAGGTGACAGACTTTTCCTTTGACCAAATTTTAGTACGTTCTTCCTGTTCAGTATACTCAAGATCCATACGCTTGATCCAAGACCTGAAATCGCGATTGGGAAGAACACGTATACCAATCATATTCATGCCGGGGAAGCAATCTTTGAGATTGGTAATAAGAGTAGAAGTTAGATTCCAATACTGATAACCGATTGGATAATTATTTCCAGTTTTTCGGCAACGAACATATCCATTAGCCCCAATGCTACGCACACCCACATACTCTTCATCATCATAGTTGCGTTTGATATCAACGTAACGAAGAGAGTTGCAAGCTTCTCCATCAGTCAATATGACACAATGCACTTTCTGAGTCTTAGAACGTTTGCAGAAGTCTGGGATAATGGTATGCATGGAAACAATTGCCTCATTCAGAGGAGTTCCAGAAAGAGACATTCTTGCTGGAAGAGTATAAGGAGTTGACTTATAAGTACGATAGACTTCGAAAGTTTTAGCAACCCGATACATGTTGCGGATATGCCGATCAAAATCTTTCGTCTTGGTAGTAGAAGACAGAATGTTCAGCATGTTGAACATCTCAGGTAGAGCAAAATACCCAGACTTTTTCTCAGTATGCTGTTGAGGGATTAGATTACCATCTTCAAAGCGAGAAGAGGCTCTGTAATTCCACTCAGAAGAGAATGCATACACATCAAAAGGAATGTTAGTTTTTTTACAAAACCAAACAAGATTGAACAACTGCTTCAGAGTTGGCATCATCTGATCATTCATAGATCCAGACCAGTCAAGAACAAAGACAAGTCCATGACTCTTACCATCCTTTGTGATGGAAATCCTTTTGAAGATATCTTCGCTGTATCTGTAGGTGTGAAGTTTGGCAGTATCAAGAACACCACTCTTAGAGACAGAGGTTCTAGCATATGCATCGGCCGATTTACGGCATTCAAACTCCTTTACCAGATAATTGACTTCTCGCTGAGCATCTTTCTTATATGAAGAGAACTCTTTATCAATGTCAGAGAACATCAGTTCATAAGAGAACCCATTGAGTTCCATTTCGTTTTCCCAAAAACCTTCGATATACGAATGAATTTTTTCAGGATCAACAACAACGGTATCAAGATTAACTTTAGGAATTTCCATGTAATATGGATCTCCCCAACTATCATCCTGAGAAAGATTTTGAACGTTCTCACTCAGAGAATCTGCTGTACGAACCTGAGGTTCTTCACTGTGCTCCCCTCCAGTAGAAGACTGTTGCTCGGAAGTTCCACCATATGATTCACCATCCTTAGGTTCTTCAGACTCACCATCTTCTTTTTGCTGACTTCCAGACTCGTCAAACGACTCAGATACCTGGCCGTTATTATTCTGTTGCTGAGAGTTTGTTGTAGGGGGTTCTACCGCCTCTTCTTTCTTAGGAGACTTACAGTAGTTCCAAAGAGCAACGGCGGCCTCAAGAGCATCCTGAAAGGTCTCAGCAGCATCAACCATATCAACGATCTCTTGCTCTTTCTCAGTAAAATCAATCTTCAAGAAAGATCCGATCTTGAAGTGAAGATTTACACGATCCGCAAGATTCATCTCAT